CCCCCCAACGACCAGACCCGGACCCCCGCCGAAGCCAGGGAGTCCCCCGCCACCGCCAGCGGGACCGCCTTGGGGTCGATCTCGACGATTTCCCAGTCTTTCGAGGTGCTGACGCCGGAGACCTTCGGGGTGGCTGCGGCAGGCACTACCGCATAGCTTGCAGCATCATCCATGATGGCTGCTTCCTCAAAGGCGGCCTCCGCTCCATCTGCATCACCGGCGGCTTCCAGCGTAGCCGCTTCCTGAATCTTGCGCTCCCGTTCAGCTTCCGCTGCCCGTCGAGCAGCTTCTTCAGCTTCCCGGCGCTTACGTTCCTGCTCTGCAATGTAGGCGCTCATCACCTGCTTGACCGTCTTCTCGGCGTTGCGCAGCGGGGTCAGCATGGCCTTTTCCCGGTCGCAAACCGCTTTGTGGGCCTGATAGGCGCTGTCTTTCATGGGCCTGAAGAACGTCGTGACCTGCGACGCCTTTTTCTTCAGCATCTTGCCGAACTCACCGGCAAAGGCGTAATCTTCATCGGTCTGGATAACCAGCGACTCCGCCTGAAACTCGATGTCGGTCACATCGCGGGAGAGCTGCTGCTCATCAACGATTTCGGCCTGCGGAACGGTTGCCACCATAGTTTCTTTTTCCATCTGTCGAACCTCCTAAAAATCACTCGTTCATGTAGTTCTTAATTGTCATCAAGGACGAGAACACCGACCAGCACTTCCCACTCCGGGGAAAGCGCACTTCCTGATAGCCCTTCTTGGACAGGTGGAGAATCAGCCGGTCATCGACCTTGATGTCGTGGCTCTCCCATGCCCTGTCATAGGCTTCAAGCTGCACAGCGCAGAGCTTGCTGTTCACCTGTGCCGATGTCTTGTAGTCCACCAGCGTCACCCTGCCGTCGATGATGCACAGCAGATCGACCGTGCCTGCATACCGCAGGATTTTGTGGTAGACCTTGGTTTCGGTCGCCAGAACTTCCGGCTTGCGGCTATCCCACCACTCCCGGAAGCCGGCAAAATACCCGGCATACACCGGCGGAATGTCCTCAATGCCGAACTTGGCGTAGTTCTCCACCGCATTGTGGATGGCCGTGCCACGCTTTGCGGCCTTGTTCAGAACCTCCGGGTCCACCGTGCTGTAGAAATCACTGGACAGCGGCTTCATCAGGGTGGTCACGCTGGGTACTTCCAGCCCGTTCAGGTAGTAGAGATGCCGTTCTTCCTCAAATGTCAATTCCGGGAACTGCGGAATTTCGGGCTTCACGCATTCGTTGCTCACGTTGCTTTTCTCCCTTCAGGTTGATTGCTAACCGCATATAGTAGTCGGTCAGCTCGGTTTCGTACAGAAGCGGAAGGTAGCTCTCCGGCTGCTCTGCCAGCTCACATTTGCGCCGGGCATACCAGAGAACGCTGGTGGCGACCACATCCGGGATTTTGAACCCCAGCGAGCTTTCCGCTGCCTCCCGCGCTTCCGTCAGCTTATCGGCGCTCATGCCTTGTCCACGACCCTGCGGCGGATTTCTTCGAGCAACGTATCGGTCGGAACCTCGCTCAAGTCGGGCTTGTCCGCAGAGTCAAGCAAGAGGTCAGAGGGGATTTTCAAAGCGGGGCGGATGCCGTTCGAGTAGGAGCAGTTGTCGCTGCCCCAGTCGCCATTGGAGTTGACGTACAGGGCGAGGTCACCGTCCGACTTGCTGGGGCCGCTCCAACCGGTCGCCAGCCAGCACCACCGCTCCGCATTGGGGATGATGTCAGCGTACTCGCGAGCTTCATCCAGCGTAAGCGGCGCAGCCTTCACCGACAACTTCCCATAGCAGCCGGAACCGTCCAGCGTGGTCAGGTCGATCTCGCGGGGGATGAGCTTGGCGTTGTCGAGGCCCCTCTTGCCCATGTCCTCCAACCACTTGTCCACGGCCTTCTTCAGGTCGCTCTCTGCGTAGTTGTTGGAGCTGCCAAATTCAGAAGCACCAACCGATTCCAGCGCCAGCAGGAACAGGCTGTCCGGCAGGCTACCACGACGCTCAACATCCAGCACTACAAATCTGGTTCCAGCCAGCGTAACGATGTCACCCGGCTCGTGCAATACTGCGTACTTTTTCATGTTTCGTTCCATCCTTTCTTACCGGCGATGCAAACACGCCGATATTCAATCCGCCGATTTTCTTCATGGCTTCGTCGAGTTCTCTTGCGGTTGTGATGCCATATTCTTCCGCCAGCAGCTTCTTCAGCGTTTGGATGTCAGCCATCGTCTGCGCCTCCGTTCAGGAGCTTGGAGCCAATGAGCTTCAGTTCCCGCGCCGCCCGAATCAGTCCGTCGAGGTAGTCGAGGATTTCGGTCAGGTCTGCCCACTCATCCTTGGAGATGATGCCATCTGCCGTGATGTCGATGAGCTTTTCTTTGACCTGCTCGATGTCACCCTGCCGGAGCTGCTTCAGCAGCTTCATGGTCGTACGCTCTACCGAGGCAATTTCAGGGGACGGCATTTCGAGGCTCTTTCCGATAAGGCACTCCGACGAGCAATACCACGCCATCAGCTCCGGTGCATTGTAGATGTCTGCCATCAGCACCACCTTATCCACCGGGATGACCTTCGTATTGCCCAGCTCATAATCCGCAAGGCTCGAAACCGAGATTCCGAGCAGTTCCGCAGCGCCTTCACGGCTACCGAGCTTATCGTTGTACTTTGCGGCCTCTTTCCTACACCGGAAGCACTGGTTTTCACAGGCTTTTGCGGCATCGCGTCCCATTTTCTTTGCCCCCTTGATGCGTTATACTTTAGACATCAGCAAACCGCCATGCGTATACTTACCCTTTCGGTAAGTTATCGTCGAAAAAAATAGCGTTGACCTGATCGCTGGTCAGGTCAAGCGCCTTGGCGACAATGCTCATTTCCTCATTGGAGAACTCGACTTCTCCGCGCTCCTTCTTGGAGTAGGTAACAAGCGATTTGCCGATCAATTCGGCCATATTCTTCTGGGTCTTTCCCTTCTCGACCCGGATACCCTTGAGCTTGGAGCTATTCATCTGCTCACCCCCTTTCTGTGTCTTCATTATAGCTTACCAATATGGTATATGTCAATCTTAAAATGATAATTTTGGTAAGTTTTGTTTACTCTTTGACAAGTATGTTATAAACTTGGTAAGTAAGCTACATTGGGAGGTATCACTATGTACAGCAAAGCCATGTTCGCCAAACAGTTCAAAGAACTTATCGACAAGCGCGGCCTCACGCAGCGTGCTGTCGCAGAGCGCATCAACACGACGGAGACTACCATCTCGCGTTATGTTTCCGGCGATAGAACGCCGAACATCGAGACCGCTGTGGAGCTGGCCTCTGTACTGGGCGTGACGCTGGACGTTTTGGTCGGTGCCGATCTGCCTGCCGCAGGCCGTACGCCGCCCGACGTCAACATCTTAGTCGCCTGCTACGAGAAAGCGTCCATCGCAGACCGGCAGGTTTTGTGGTCGCTGCTCGACCGCTATATGACCCCAGAGCAGCGGGTCATCATAACGTCCATGCAACATGAGGAAAAAGCCGACGTAGGCTGATACGGGTTGACTTTTCGAGGAGGTGAAAATCATGACGAAGCAATGTACCGGGGACGAGCTTATCGTCTTCGATGATATGCCCATTGGTAAATCCTTGAGTGACTACTGGCGCTGGAACGCCTCAGACCTGCTCAACAATACCCTGCGGGGCTCCTACTGCGAGTTCATCGTATCGGCCGCGCTGGGCGTTGATCTGAGCGGAACCAACGATGACTGGACTCCCTACGACATCTCTTTCCCCTACAACTGGGTATGTAATGGCGAGGCCCGCGATGAAGTGCGCATCGAGGTCAAGAGCTGCGCATATCTTCAGGCATGGCGGCAGGGCGATGGCAGGCTGTCTAACATCCAGTTCAGCATCCGTCCAACAAGAGCTTGGGACTCCATCAACGGCTATGCTGAGGAGGTCATGCGGCAGTCCGATGTGTATGTGTTCTGCCTCTATACCGAGACCGTGCGGGAACGTGCCAACCCATTGGTGTTGGATGGATGGGACTTCTACATCGTACCGACTCATATTCTGGACGAGCAGTGCGGCCCTCAGAAGACCATCTCTCTCACTATGCTGCAAAAGCTGGACCCATACCTTGTAGACTATGGCAGCATCCGTGATGCCGTTGTCGATTCTTTGAATGTGTACCCCCCCCCCGACATTTTGCATAGTTTCTATTATTCCTTTTTGTGTATAACAGAAAAGCAGCCCCGCACTACGCACGGAGCTGCTTTTTCTTCAGCTATCATTATCTTCTGGAGGTTCCGCAATGGGCTATGTGGTGAAGAAGGCGGCACAACGCTTTGAGGAAAAGAAAGCCGCCATATACGTTCGAGTCTCAACGCAGTATCAGGTTGACCGGGCTAGTCTTCCCGTCCAGCGAGAAGAACTCATCAACTATGCAAAATATGCCCTCGGCATCTCGGACTATGTGATTTTCGAGGATGCAGGCTACTCTGCCAAAAATACCGACCGTCCAGACTATCAGCAGATGATGGCCCGAATGAGGACCGGCGAGTTCTCTCACCTGCTGGTCTGGAAAATCGACCGTATCAGCCGTAACCTTCTGGACTTTTCCGTCATGTACGCCGAGCTGAAAGAGCTTGGCGTGGTCTTCGTGTCGAAGAACGAACAATTCGATACCAGCTCCGCGATGGGCGAAGCCATGCTCAAAATCATCCTGATCTTTGCGGAACTGGAGCGCAAAACGACCTCTGAGCGAGTCAGCGCCGTCTTTGTGTCCCGCGCCAATGATGGTATCTGGAACGGCGGCAAGGTTCCCTACGGGTACTCCTATGATAAAGAGAGCAAGACCTTCTCCATCGCCGAGGACGAAGCCAAAATCGTCCGTCTGATCTACTCCCTGTATGAGTCCGAAAAGTCCATTGTCCGAGTTGCTCGGATTATGAATGAGCGTGGCCTGAAATCCCGCGCTGGAAGCGACTGGAGTCCGACCACCGTCCACACGATTCTTTCCAGTCCATTCTACTCTGGAACGTATCGGTACAATTACCGCGACGAGTCCAACACAAAGCGTTTCCGCGAAAAGGGCAAGGACGAATGGGTATTGGTCGAGAACCACCACCCAGCCATTGTGTCCCCCGAACGACAGGCTGCTGTCGGTGTCATTCTGGAAAGCAAGCGCTACAACAAGAACGCCACCTATCAGCGGAAAAACGTCCACGTCTTCGCCGGGCTGCTCACCTGCGGTTGCTGCGGCTCCACCATGGCTGCAACCACCGATAAAGTCCGGGCAGACGGCTGGAGACCGTCTATGTACATCTGTTCCCGGCGACGCAAATCCGAGGACTGCACCAACAAGTACGTCTCTGATGTGAGCCTCGGTCCCTTTGTGCTGAACTTCTTCGCCAACCTGATAAAGGCATCCAACTCCTTCGGCAGAACGACATCCATCGAAACATTGGAGAAGAAGCTGCTGCGTGGCGAAGCGCTTTCCCGCGTTGACCACATCGAGCGTCCGGGCCTCGAAGAACTATACAACCACCTGCGCAGCGGCTTTGATGAGAAGCGCTTTGAATCTCCTACCATCGCGGCCACGGAGTCCAGTGCGGACTTGAGCGAACGCGATCTGCTGCTCTCCGAGAAACGCCGGCTTGAGCGCGCTCTCAACCGCCTGAAGACCATCTATCTCTACGGAGATGACGAGATGGCAAGCAAAGACTTCAACATCGAGCGTGAGCGCATCACAAAAGCCCTCAGCGAGGTAGACTCCCGCATCAACGAGCTGGACATTGCCAATGCCTTCGACCTGTCGCTTTCCGATGAGGCATTCATGCAGAAGGCCAGCCAGTTCATCCTGACCCAGCAGCTCTTGGACAAGCGCTATGTGAACTATGAGCGTTTCATCCGCAAGATCGACCCCAAAATCGTCAAGGATTTCCTCAACGAAACGGTCTCAAACTTTTGTATAAAAGATGGCCTTACCACCTCAATTTTGCTCAAAAACGGCATTGAACTACGATTTTCGTACAAAACCGCCGAATAAGAAAAAAGTCCAGAAACCCGCATGGCTTCTGGACTTTTTCATTACTTTTTATCTTCCGGGTCGTTCCCGCCTCGTATAAACATCGCATCGCCAAAGCTGAAGAAACGATATTTCTGCTCGACAGCCACCTTGTAGGCGGCCATCGTCTTTTCGTAGCCA